AACAAAACTGCAAGATCTTCCCATCCTCCTGTGTATTGCAAGGTTGCCCATACAATCACAGCAAGCACAAAAGGAAAGTAATACACATAAGGAATGCGTGATACCCATCCTGCAAAATATGCCAGTCCATAACAAATGACAGCAGTGATCACAGTTCCCACAAGAAATGCAAATGACATGCTGTCAAATAATTTGTCATCATAAAACGTATCTGGCGATCCAAGATCAATGCCAAGATACAAAAACAATCCCATCAATATTGCGGCAAATGGTGCTCCAGGAATGCCAAACAACACAGTAGGAATAAAAGAAGAAGCCTTCTGTGCATTGTTGGCGCCTTCTGCACCCACCACTCCACGCACATTGCCTTCGCCAAATTTTTCTTTGGGATTAGATGCCACTGTGGCTCCATAAGCCAACCAATCTGCCATAGCGCCTCCTAGTCCTGGCAACAATCCAATCACGGATCCGATAGCGCCTCCCCTGATACTGTCTTTCCAACATTGCACAGTATCTTTGACCCCTTGTACAAGGTCTTGCCAACTGCCATGACTTGCTTTAATGCTGGTGGTTTTGTTCCGGCTGAACCAACCACTCCACAGTTCAGGTATAGCAAATAGTCCTGCCACAAAAGGCAGTATCTGCACACCATCTTCCAGATATCTCCATCCCAATGTAAATCTAGGAATGGCATTGGCATCAACACCAACTAATCCAATCACCACACCCGTTACGATGGCTAACAAACTTCTTATCCATTTGCTGGTTGATACAAATCCCACAGTCACAAATGCCAACAGCACCAATGCCCATAACTCTGGTATGCCCATGTACATCACAACTTTGGTGTACCATGGCAACAATAAAAATGTAAGAGATCCCCAAAACAAACCATTGCAGGTTGAGGATGTGATAGCAGCTGATAGTGCCCTGGTGGCTTGTCCATTTTTTGCCATTGGGAATCCGTCCACCATGGTAGCAGCCGCAGAATTGGCTCCTGGGATGCCCAACAGCACACCACTAAACGAATCACCAGTTGTTGATGAAGCAACCACTGCCACACAAAATATCACACCAAGGTAGGGGTCTCCTACAAAATAAGGCATGAATCCAAAAAGTGCGATGAGTCCAGTTGTTGCTCCTGCGGCGGGTATAAGGCCGATGATCAAGCCATACAAAATACCTGCCAACAATATTACAAGTTCCATATTAGAATTTTAAACTATTTCGAAATGTATGTCTATGAACTGTGCCAAAGGCACTGGGTTATGACACAATTAATTATCTTTTTTTGAACATGTTGCCATGCACTCTCACACGAATATGGCCATTGTAATAATCATCTGATTCAAGCACTTTTCTTGCAAACTGTTCTCTGGCTTCAATGTAGGATAGTTCTGCTTTGTTCTTGCAGTAAAAAAGTATTTCTCTAGTAAAATTGTCCTGACCCAGTTGGTCAATGTCTTCTGTGAGAGCATCTGACGATCCATAGTATTCACGCCAATCTGATTCCACTTTGTATCTGCGTCTATTTTTCCTGCCTTTGAGAGGAGGACGTGACTTTTTGAATTCAACAAGTTTTTTACCAATGTATTTTCTGCCTGTTTGATTGTTGGTGATTTCATAAACAAATCCCACATATCCTTCAGGAATCTCTGTCACTGCTGTGCCTTGATAATGCCAAGTCATGTTAAGTATATACTGTATGCATCAAGCCTCACCAGAGATTGTTGACTCCATTGTGAAATGGATGGAAACATTTGTTGAAGTGCCGCATCCTTCATTTGGCAACATGCCGCCCTGTCCATATGCCCGCCAGTTTAGATTGCAAAACAAAGTAAAAATTGTTGAATGTCATACTGCAATTTGGGAGGCATGCATGCGTACCATGACCACATGGGATGATCAATGGGAGGCCATAATTTTAGCCAGCACCAACACAGACATCAGCACTGGATTGTTGTCAGAAAAAACTGTCACACTCAACAAAAGATACAAGCATCTTGATGTGGTTGCACTTGAAGATCATCCTCGCAGTGAAGAACACATCGACGGTGTCAAAATGAATCATGGCGAACTTGTGCTGGTGGTTGTTCAAAGACTGGCAAGATTGAACAAATTCAGTGAAAATTTGCAAAAGACAAAATACTATCACCGCTGGAGTGAAGAAAACTTAGATGATGTGGTTACCTGGAGATTTACCTAGAGTTTGGTTTGTTGAGGCCATATATGCTTGAGTATACATTTTCAAGATCTTCTAAATCTTCTACAAATAAATCAGCTTTGATGTGCATCAAATATTCTGTGGTATCTTTGCTCCATTTTTTGCCTGTCCACCATTCAAAGCCAGGAATATTTGCCTTCCATTTGCAACTGTTGTCATAACCGCCGCCAAGATAAAACCATTTGTATTCTTTTTTGCGTGCTTCATGTATCTCATTGTACATGCTGAATTTGCCAAGATGTAAACTTGGTTGTTTGTAGTCCCATGCAAACTGCCAGTTGTCTATGCTTTTGCCATACTTGCTCCATATGGACCAAGCACACAATTGGTTTTCATAGTAGTAGCACCAAACCACTTCAGAGTCTTTGAGTTCATAACTGTTGAAAGGAAAACGAGATGTAAAGTTGTTGTGTGCAATGTATTGATCGTAGATGGGTTCCAAAAGCTCCACATGTTTTTGTGCAAACGAGCCTTTCCATTTTTCCACTGACACACCCTTGCGTTGTTTGTACTTAGGTTGTTGCTTGACATATTCATCAATGTTGATCCTAGTGGATCTCATTTGTTGCCACTTGGAGTCTAGGTCAATGAATCCTTGTGACAGAGCCAGTTCACCTTCTTCAGGCTCTACATCTGCATATACTTTGCACAGCTGTATGTCATATTTGTCTAGTCTACCATAGGGATGTTCATACCAAATCTTCATGTCACTATAATAACATGATTGTTATTTGTAGTCAATGTATGATTGACACTCACCTTCTCTGTACAAATCAAGACTAACACAATGTATGCCACCATCAAAGAAATATTTGTGCCGTAAAGGGCATATGATTGGTTCAATTTTATGTTTTTTGAAAAAATCAAACACTGTTTTGTTGTAACTAGACACTATTACCGTTGATTCATTGATCATTAAACAGTTCACATCAAACACAGTTTCCTCAACATACCCTAGCCAATCATCAAGCCATGTGTTGATAAAATCAATAAGTTCGTCATTTTTTTCATCACCAGGCAACCAATACCTTCCTTGCGTTTTGTTTTTCATCTCAGCAAACCCAGGCACTTTGGACCATTCCTGATCAGGCAAATACAGTACTTCCCATCCAGGAAATGTTTTTTCATATGTCATAATTTCTTCCAAAGACATAATCACTCCAGGCTTCAATGTATGGAAACAACCATCATTGTGGCCACCAATGTCACACCAATGCAGATCAATTTGCGGAAACCACTTGTCAGCCCATTTTTCGATTATGTCAGCAGATAGGACTTCCTGCAAACCATCGAAATTTTTATTTGGTTGTCGTACATCAATAAAAAGATCTTTCCCAACCAGTGTCCAACTATTAGGGTAAAAGCATTCTATTTTATGTTTCACGTTCAAGTCATACCATGGCGTGTCTCTTTTGTTCAATTGGTCAGTGATGTCAATAAAAAGATTGTTCAGCATTGTCCATCGATCAGCTGATATCAAATCGTTACCAATAACAACCAATTGATCACGAGGCAAAAGCAATGGAGCAATGGTGCCTTTTGTCTTTACTGACGGATCAAGATATTTGGGGAGATGTTTGTTTTGCCGATTGGCTCTAACAACTTCTACACCTAATTTTTTGCACACATCAGCTATGTTATCTAAATCTTCTTGTGTTTCAATTGTAATTTGTTGCAGTTTTTCTTTGATCTCAAGATTTGCTACATGGTCAAAATATTCTGGATGCACACAACTGCCAATAACAACTTTTTTAAGTGGATCCCACTTGCACCATACATTGAAATCTTTTTTTAGATTGTCCATTTGAATTATATATACATATATTTACTCATGGACATTTATCACATATTTGCCAATCACACTGAAGACACTGATGCTTACACATTTGTAAAAAAAATGAGTGTGTTCCTTGACCAAATGGTTCAACTTGGCAAAATGGAGTCATATCGCATCATGCGTATGAAGTTAGGTTTTAGATCAATGGATTTACCAGAGTTCCACATCATGATGGAATTCAAAAACATGCAACAGTTGGACGATGCCATGACTGCTGTGATACGCAACGAAACAAATATTGACGAGTCACACGTGACTTTTAATTCTCTTGTTGATGCAGACACCATCCAACATTTTCTCTACAGAGACTTTCCTGACCAGATCGACGACAGCAAATAATTCACTGACATAAAATAGTGTGCTAGGCAATCAAGGCAAACTTCAAAAACATTTAAGGCTCACATAGCATCTTTGGTTATAGAGAACTACTCCATGCAGAATGGCGGCGAATCTCTTGATGCACAAGGCAAAAATGATGTGGCACTGCAATGAAACAGAAGCACCCACAGCTTGTTGGACAACAATTCAATCTAGGGTTCAACAGGTCGCGTTGTACAGAATGAGCAAACGGGCACAGCACAACCACCCGACGTCAAGTAGCGAGATTGGATGACTGCGATATAAACGTGATGTATCGAAAGTTATAGTTCTGCTGTGAAGCAGAATTATGACTGCTCATCAACGTGATGACGACAAACTTTACTTCGTAAAAGAAAATGCTTGAGCGCAAGCGACAAGCGATTGACGCAGTCAATCAACTAGCGATGTTGTTTGTGAAACTTTGTGATGAACTCTTGCAGTTCAACATCAGGTCGCGAATCTTGACAGTGTGATTCTAAGAATGAACTCATCATTTCAGCAACTTCTTTGGGAGAATGATTCATCAACATGGATTTGATTACCATGGTGCACTGTGAATGTAGATCTTGTTTGTTGATCACAGCGTGTTTTGATTTGACTATGGCCATGTAGATTTACTTAATATTATACAATCTGTGAATTAAAACACAATATTAAATTTGCGGCTTGAACTTAGAGGCTTTTTGTTTGCTGAAATAGTCTTTGCCTGTTTGCTTTTGCGTTTTTTCGATGTATTTGTTGAGTTGCTTGTAGAATTGTGCCAATACACCGCGGATATAACTGCTGTTGGGTTTGCCACTGCGAATCAATCGATCATTGTCATAGTCCATGCCAATTTTGCCTGTGACTTTAACTTTGTCTTTTTCCTTTTCAAGAAAGTTTCTGAATGTAGTGGTGAATTGTTGTTGGGGATATTTTTGCATTTCCTTTTCTAAATCATCAATGCCTTTTTCCACACGTCCTTGCACATCGCTCACTGTGAGAGGGCCTTTGAGTTCGTCGCCAGCATCTCCAACCCCTCTAGCTGCTTTGCCCAGCATTCTGCCAAGTTCTGGGTCAATTTCAAATAGTTGACTTATACGCATATTGATATTTATAGCAGTGGCATTTTGGTCTTGGTTGTTAGATCAATGTTTTCTTTGATTTGATCACCTATCATGCGTCTGTCATCTGTGCTTAGTGCAAATGCTTCGTTGTAACTGATGGATCCACGCATGTACCAACAGATTTTGATCAAATTGTCTTTGAGTTGGCTGTTGAAATTCTCAAGTTCTTTGAAGTAGGCTTCTAGGTCAGAGATCGAGAGCGTAAGAATCTTGATGCGAAAAAATTAGAGTTGTCCAATGTGATGGGTGCTGTGTATTCTTTGGGTGCACCTTTTTCGATCAGTTCAGCAGTGGCTTGTACTTGTACTGGTTGAATTTGCCCCAGTTTGTTTTGTTCAGCAATTTTGTCTCTGATCTCACTGGCTGTTTGTGCTGTCATGTTCTGCACAAATTCTTTGATGTAAGTAGGATTGACCACCTGTTTGCCGTCCACTGTAACAGAATGAATTGATTCAATCATGTTGGTCAAAGTCAATTGAGTCATGTTGTTGAAAATTTCTGTGTATTTTTGACTCTTTTCTTCTGCTGTTAGGTTAGCTGATCCAACTGTGGACATCAGTCGCTGTTCTTCATATGTTCTTGTCTGCATGTCAGTGAGTTGTTTGTAAGACACTGGCTTTACTTTGACCACTAAACCGTTGCTGAGTTCAAACATGTCATCAAATGGAGATTTGTCCACTTGCTCCATCAACACTCTGAGGTCAATTCGCACATCCTGTTGTTCGTTGATCTTGGGCACATTGACTTTGGCATCCATGTGTTCGCCATATGATGCAATTCTGATGCCAATCAACACAGTATCCAAATCCATCACAGGCATGTGCCATGCATTTTTGATTGCTGGACAACAAGATTGAATCACATCCACTGTGGCAGAACCGTTCATCAGTGCATCTGGAGTGTTCAACAGCATTTCATCTTTGGCTGTCATAGGATACACAGCAACCTCTTGAGTCTCATTCAGTTCAAGACTGCCTTGGGGCCAGTGCTTGCCTGCTGACGGTAGAGTGATGTACACTGAAGGTTGTCTAAAATATTCTTTCAGTGGGTTTAGTTCTTCTGGCATGTTTTTGTGTCCTATAAATACTATGTAATGAATATTTATGTGGGTAGATAATGGCTACAATTGATATCGGCGGTATCGGCAAAGTTGAAATCCCTGACAACATGATGTGGGCTTCAGAAGAGACCCAAAAACGCATTGAATCACTGTTGAAAGGCAAAGGCGGAGGCTCCCAAGGTGGCATCTTTGGCCAGGCACAAAAGTCATCTGCAGGAGTCAGCAAAAATCTTAGTGTGATGGGTTCATCCATCACAAAAATAAATCCTGCACTGCGAGCAGTTGAAGCAGGTTTCAACACCCTAGGCACAGCCATTTCTGGAGCTGCAGGTTTGGTTGCAGGTGTGTTCGAAAGCACAGGCAGATTTTCAGACCTCAATCCAGTGGTTGATATGGCCACACAAACATTCCAAGGTTTGGTTGGTTCAGTGCCCATTGTGGGCGGTTTCCTGTCAGGCATTGCAGGTGCCAATGCAGAAATATTGAAACTGCGACTAGGGCTGATGGATCTTCAAGCAGATACGTTTGAAACACTGGCACTATCAGGAGCCAAACTGGATCAAAATTTTTCCGACTTAATTGGCAACATCCTTAAATCAAACATTCCTCTCAATCAGTTCAATGAAATTGTGAGAGAAAACACAGAAGGACTATTAGCATTTGGAGGCAACACTCAAAGAGCGTTCACAAGATTCAATCAAAACATTGATGACCTGACAAGACTAGATTCTCCTATAGGCCTAGGATTACGAACACTGGGATTAGGTGCCACAGACATTGCTGAGTATTTCGCAGAATTTATTCAAAACAACAGATTCAGCAGTAAAGTACTCAGTCTTCAAAACTCAGAACTACAACAGATTCTAGCTAGACGTATTAGAGATGAAAGAGTGATCACAGAAATCACAGGCATCAGAGCAGAGGAGCAACGTGCGGCAGAAAGAGAATTAGCCACAGAAGGTGCATTTTTGGCTGCACTGCAACAATTTCCTGCAGAAGTGCAAATAGCACTGAAAGAATATGTGGCAAAACTAAAAACAGTAGATCCTCAAGCTGCAAAATTAGCACAGGAACAAATTGCTTTCGGCAGCATCTCCAGTAATGAATCAGGAAGATTTGCCGCTCTGCTTCCCGATCTTGCAAACACTGTTACGTCAAGTGTTGAACTTATGAAGGCAGGCAACACAGATGTTGCAGGACAGATGTTTATGTTCTCAAAATCAGCACAACAATTTGCAACAAGCATCGAAGGGGCCAATCTTGCTGTGCTTGGTTTAGTAGAAGGCGGGCAAGAAATCGGCAACACAGTGGAAAATGCTTTCAAATTGGGTTTGAGACAAGAAGCTCAAGAAAAAAGTTTGGCTATCATCGAAGGCAACCTAGGTCGATCATTTGGAAGTTTAACTGAAGGGTTGGATGCCATTGAAGCACAATATGATGCACAAATCAAGGCGATTCAAAAGACCATTGATGTAAATGAAGACTACGCTAACATGTCTCCTGAACAACAGACTGAATTTTTCCAAAAAGCACTGCAAGAAGCCACACAGATTCAGGATCAACAGACAATAAATCTCATAGCTGCTAGAGCAGGATTTGAAGATTTGGTCAGTGATTTCCAATCAAAGACATTCTCAACATTGATGGGCAGCTTTGAAGGTCTCTCAGGTGTAATTGCAGAGGTAACAACAAATTTCAACAAACTGTTAGACAAGTTTGAAGGTAGACCAGCAGGTGCCGACCCAAACAATTTGATGAATCCAAAACCACCAGAAAAATTTACAGGAGGCCCAGTTGCACCCAACACAATGAGCATCGTTGGCGAAGCCGGTCGAGAATTGATCAAAATGGGCAATCAAGGCGGCGAGGTGATCAACAATGCCACCACAGAAAAAATCATGGGAGCTGCCAATGCAGTGGTCAACAACATGGGCAATGATGGCAACGATGTGCTCAAGCAGATATCCGATATTCTCAATCAATCCAACACAATTCAGTCAAATATCTTGAAAGAAACCAGACGAAGCAAGGGGTTCCAGTATTAAATACTTGCACAAAGGCAAAGAATTACATATAATATAAGTCATGAGTTGGAAAAAATATTTTAATCTAGTCACACCAGATGGCACCATGTCGCCGGTGTCGGGTGCAAACACAGCATCAAGTCCCATGAGTCAAGTGGGCAGAAGAAATTACACATCATATCTACCTGAAGTCTACACAGGTCATCCCAACAGGATGGAAAGATATTTTCAATATGATCAAATGGATCAAGATTCAGAAGTCAATGCCGCACTGGACATCATTGCAGAATTTTGTACTCAACCCAACAAACAAACAGAAACGCCTTTTGACATACACTACAAAGACAAGCCCACTGAAACAGAAGCACTGATACTGAGAGATGCACTCAAACAGTTTTCCATACTCAATGAGTGGAATCGCAGATCATTCAGACTGTTCCGCAACACACTCAAGTATGGCGATTCATTTTTCATCAGGGATCCAGAAACACAAGAATTAATTCATGTGGCTGCCAGCAAGTGTGACAAAGTCATTGTGAACGAATCACAGGGCAAGCGACCAGAACAGTATGTGTTCAGAGATTTGAATTTGAATTTAGAAAGTCTATCTGCATCGCAGGTGGCAGCCAATGTAACATATTCATCACCAGGATCATCAGCTGTGTCAGACTCACAGTATGGTGGCGGACAGCGAGGCATGGGCGGTGGCGCAGGCTTTGGTGGATCATATGGCCAACAGGGTGGTAGATTTGAAACCACAGTGAACCAACATGCCATTGATGCCAATCATGTGTGTCATGTGTCACTGTCAGAAGGACTTGACTCCAACTTTCCATTTGGCACATCCATCCTTGAAACTGTGTTCAAAACATTCAAACAAAAAGAATTACTTGAAGATGCCATAATAATTTACAGAGTTCACAGAGCACCTGAACGCAGAGTGTTCTACATTGATGTTGGCAACATGCCCACACACATGGCCATGGGATTTGTGGAACGTGTGAAAAATGAAATTCATCAAAGACGCATTCCATCTGTGTCAGGAGGCACCAATTCCATTGATGCCACATACAATCCATTATCAATCAATGAAGATTACTTCTTTCCGCAGACAGCAGAAGGCAGAGGTTCAAAGGTTGAGACACTACCAGGCGGTACCAACCTAGGCGAAATTGATGATCTCAGATACTTTACCAACAAACTGTATCGTGCATTGAGAATTCCAAGTTCATACTTGCCGACTGGTCCAGACGATGGCGCCAATCCACAGTATTCAGATGGCAGAGTTGGCACAGCATACATTCAAGAATTGAGATTCAACAAATACTGCGAAAGACTGCAGGAAATTGTGGTGCCACCCATCAACCAAGAGTTCAAACTGTTCCTCAAGAATAGGGGCATCAACATTGACACATCACTGTTTGACATAAAGTTCAACACACCACAGAATTTTGCCGCATACAGACAGATTGAACTGGACAACCAACGTGTGCAAGCATTCACACAGATTGAACAGGTGCCATACCTATCAAAAAGATTTGCACTCAAGCGTTTCTTGGGATTATCAGAAGAAGAAATGGCACAGAATCAGAAGATGTGGTCAGAAGAAAAAGGCGAAAGCAAAGAAGATGCTGTGCAAGGTGCTGATCTACGCAACGTGGGTGTCACAGGCGGAGGCATTGCTTCTGATCTTGATGCACAAACTGGGGACATTGAACCAGAAGTTGACATTGACGCAGGCGAAGAAGGTGAAGGTGTAGGCGGAGACGAAGGCGACGTTGAAGTCTAATAAATAATTCTATGCAACTACTTGAATTTTTTGATTCTCTAGAAAACAATGACAGACACATGCTGGACAGTGACAAAACTGTGTATGACATGGACAATGACACAAGAAAATCAAGACTCACACTTGAAATGATCAATCAACTGCGTCATCAGATGCAACAAAGACGACAAGAGCAACAAGAAGATCGTGTGCTGTACCAAAAGATGTACGGTGGATCAGTTGCTGATGCTTCAGAACCCACTCTCTAATATATAACTTCATACATGGCAGGCCGACGCACACTGATGAGGATAGAAGCTTACAAAGCTTATCTTGATGGCAAAACTAGATTTAATTGTCTAAACAAAAACGACATCGACATCAATGCTTATCTTGATGCTGGCATGAAAAAAAATGCCAAGGCAAATCTTGCCAATCTACAACAAGAAGCAACAAAAAACCCAGCAAGTGTGAGACAAAGTTTACCCAAAGAACCAATTCCACCCAAAGACACTGCATACAAACCCAAAGGTGATGTATGTTTTATCATTGCCAATGGGGAATCACGCAGAGGATTTGATCTCAACAAACTCAAAGACCTAGGATACGTGATAGGCATGAACGTGCTTCCATTGCGAGAAGATTTTTGGCCAGATGCTTTGATATCTGTGGACATTGCCACAGTGAAATACATCTGTGAACGTAATGTGCCAGACAAACTGGAAATGTGGTCATATCCACGTGGAGGAGTCAAAGATCCGCGGGTGAAACGTATTGAAAAAGACTGGGGTTGGTCATCTGGACCCACTGCAACTAGAATTGCACTAGAATACAAGAAGTTTCAAACCATCTACATACTGGGCATGGACTTTTTTGGCCTAGATCAGCATGGCAACGTGGGCGGCGAAAAGGATGGGCGTAAACTCAACAACATGTACAAAAGCACTGATCGCTATCGCAAAGCCAATTCAGACCGCACATACTTTGGCAATTGGTTGAATCAGATGATACAAAACACATCCAACCATTCCAACTGCAATTTCTATCATGTGGTGCTGGATAATCAAAAATCTCCCAATAAATTAGCACAAAAAAGCAATTGGATTGACATTACATATACTATGTTAGAAGAGCATCTTCAAAAAATGCCCAAAAAGAGCTCTTAAAGGGCTGAGCTTTCCCATTTAGGTTAAATATTCTTGCAAAGGAGACAATTATCATGTCTAAATTCGAAAAACTCCTTGACTTGCTAGTAAACGAGCATAAGGACGAAGCTGAAAAGCTTTTCCACGAAATTGTTGTGGAAAAATCACGTTCTATCTATGAAGGTATACTAGAAGACGAGGAAGCAGAAACAACTGAAGAATCAGCAGACAAAGATGATGCTGATGAAGTTGATGAAGCAATGCACAAAGATAAAAAAGAAAAGAAAAAGATGAAGGAAGAATCTGAAGAAGATGCAGAGGAAGAAGTAGAAGAAACTGAAGAGCCTGCAGAATCAGCAGATGAAACCATCGAAGAAATCGGCGGCGACGCAACTGACGACTTACTGAGCGACATCGAAGCAGAAGGCGAAGGTATGGACCACATGGACATGCCAGGCGAAGAAGGCGACGATGAAGGCGAAGAAGGCGAAGAGGAAGAAGAAGCAGAAGAAATGTTTGAACCATTAGAAAAAGAACTTGATGCTTTAAAAGCAGAGTTTGCAAAAATGATGGATGACAAACCAGAAGAATCTGTTGAAGCTCCTTTTGCAGAGTCAAAAGACGCTGATTCAATTGTCAAAGAATATGCAGAAATGGTCAAATCAGGTCATGGAGCAGAAAAAATGGGCAAAGAAGCAGGTGCAGACCAAAAGAAATCACCTGTTCCTAGCAAAAACAAGCCAGTTAACGATGCCAAAGCACACTCAATGGGTGGCGGCGCTGAAGAAAAAGGCGGCGTAGGCAAAGCACTAACAGGCGACACTGCAAAACCAATGGGTAAGACATACAAAAACGCAGGTGGTTCAAAATCACAAAAGTTAGATATGGCTCCAAAGGCAGAAACATCAGAAGGATCAGCAGACACAAAGTCTCCTGTGGCTTCTAAGTAAGGAAATAGGATATGCAAGTACTATCAGAACACTTAACATTTGACCAAGCAAAGGTTGTGGTTGAGTCTTCCAACGAAGGTAAGGATCTGTACATGAAAGGTATTTGTATTCAAGGAAACGTTAAGAACGCAAACCAGAGAGTGTATCCTACTTTCGAAATCAACAAAGCAGTACAAAAAATATCCGACACAATCTCCGGGGGCCAATCAGTCCTCGGAGAAGTTGATCATCCAGAAGATCTCAAAATTAACTTAGACAGAGTATCACACATGTTGACAAACATGTACATGGAAGGCAACAACGGATATGGAAAATTAAAAATTTTACCCACTCCAATGGGTAAACTTGTAGAAACAATGCTACAATCAGGCGTAAAACTAGGCGTATCATCAAGGGGATCAGGCAACGTAGACGAAGGAACAGGTAATGTATCAGATTTTGACATCATTACCGTAGATGTGGTGGCTCAACCATCTGCACCGAATGCTTATCCAACTCCAATTTATGAAAGTCTTCTCAACATGAAGCATGGACATAAGGTATTGGAAGTGGCAAAAGCAGTCAAACAAGATAGTAGAGCACAGCGACATCTTAAAGATGGAGTGATCCGATTAATTAAGGATCTGAAAATAGGCTAAAGGAGACTAAACATGCTAGACATTATCAAACAACTCCTTGACAAAGACCTGGTAACAGAAGACACTCGTGCAGAAATACAAGAAGCATGGGATTCTAAGTTATCGGAAGTCAAAGAAGAAGCAAAGACAGAAATCAGGGAAGAGTTTGCCAAGCGTTATGAACATGACAAGTCAGTAATGGTAGAAGCAATGGACCGCCTAGTTAATGAATCTCTCAAAAAAGAGATTGCTGAATTCGTAGAAGACAGAAAACAACTAGCGGCTCAAAGAGTGATGTACAAAAAAGGTGTTAAACCACACATGGAAACACTTCAGAAGTTCATCACCAAACAACTTGCCAGCGAAATGGCCGAGTTACAACAGGATAGAAAGCAGATGGCAGAACAAGTGGCAACACTTGAGTCATTTGTAACTTCATCTCTTGCAAAAGAACTTAATGAGTTCGAATCAGACAAGAGATCAGTGGTTGAAACTCGTGTGAAACTTGTAAAAGAAGCAAAAGAAAAATTTGCTGAAATTAGAAGTGCATTCATCAAGAAGGCAAGCAAAATTGTAGAATCAGTGGTCAGTGAGAACATCACAAAAGAGATGACTCAATTCAAAGAGGACATCAAAACTGCTCGTGAAAACAATTTTGGTAGAAAGATATTTGAAGCATATGCTTCTGAGTATCTAACTTCATACCTAAACGAGACTTCAGAAGTTCGTAAAATGCAGAAGCAACTCGCAGAAGCCCAGGTACAAATCGATGAGAAATCAAAGCTTTATGAGTCAACAAGAATCGAAAAAGACAAAATCGAATCAAGACATCGTAGAGACAGAATCCTCAACGAAATGTTACAGCCTCTGTCAGGCGACAAAAAAGAAGTTATGTCCAATCTGTTAGAAACAGTGCAGACAGACAATTTAAAAACAGCTTTCAACAAGTATCTTCCACATGTGATGAAAGATGCAAGAAAGTCAACAATTATATCAGAATCAAAAACAGAAACAACAGGCGACAAACCCAAGGCAACATCACAGGCAATCAAAAACGACGAAGATGTAATAAACATCCGCAAATTAGCAGGTATTAAATAGGAGAAAAAAATGACATCGCAATTGCTAGAAAGTAAATGGCAAGAAACTAAATCAGCACTTATGGAAGGTGTTGAAGGTACTAAAGCCAAATCATTAGATGTGGTCCTTGAAAACACACGCAAATACCTGTCAGAGCAAGCAACCGCTGGAGCAACTTCAGCTGGTAACGTAGCAACTCTGAACAGAGTGATTTTGCCTGTGATCAGAAGGGTCATGCCAACTGTCATAGCCAACGAATTAGTTGGTGTACAACCAATGACAGGTCCAGTAGGACAAATTCATACACTAAGAGTAAGATATGCTGACACAACAACAGGTGGTGCTACAAACATCGCAGCTGGTGACGAAGCATTATCACCATTCAAGATTGCATCAAGTTACTCAGGTAACGATGCAGATCCAGCAAAAGGTTCTGCAACAGCAACACTTGAAGGTACTGCAGGTAAGAAATTAAACGTGCAGATCTTAAAGCAGGTGGTAGAAGCCAAATCAAGAAAGCTATCAGCAAGATGGACTTTTGAAGCGGCTCAAGATGCACAAGCACAGCAAGGCATCGACATCGAAGCAGAAATCATGGCCGCATTGGCACAAGAGATTACTGCT